TTTTATATTTTCCATTATTTTTTTAACTATAAATATATTTATATAAAAGGATTTTCACTTATTTTTGGCTCGTATATTGTCAAAGATAAGTCCTTAATAAATACAAGTTCTGAATTTAATTCGTCTAAATACCATAAGCCTAGACAATAGTAATATTCAATTTCTGATATTACCCAGTTATTATTTAAATCTTGAATAGGATTGAAATAACATACACCATCGTATGTTTGACCGATTAATTGGTATTTTTGTTCTGTTGTTAGTATTGCTATCATAAATTTCTGCTTAATGAAGTTTGCAAAGCTTGAACTAAATTATAAAATGTTGAAGCTTCCGCATCTGACAAGCCTATACCAATAGATGAAAATGAAAAACCCCTAGATGAGGGAACGCTTCCGCTTGCTGTTCCGTTATCATTTGAAGTACCTAGATATAAGTTAAAATTAGGCATTACTTGACCAGTTATATCGTTAATAGTTGAAGCTATTAATGTATTGTTTTTAAAAGCTTTTGAAGAAGTTACAGAAGCTCTATTTATCAGTAAAAACCCTGTAGAGTTATTTACAGAAGTCAATGATTGATTGCCCCAATTATTTAATTGTCCAACAACGTTATCAATCGTTCTTTTAATACTTAACATAGTTGACTTAGAACCACCACTATCATAAGATCCAATGTCAATTGAGAATTGATTAGCTTGTGAATTGTCCGAAGCATACATTGATAAGTGTCTACTACCAACTAGTAAATTTGTAAATGGACTTAGATAAGTATTTGCGTACGCATTTGAACCATTTGGCTTGGAACCTGTAGAATTATGCGTCCAACCCCCATTAAATTGCAATCTAAATGCAATATCTAAATTTCTTGAGTCCATAAAGTTATAAATATGAGTTGCACTAGTTCCACCAACAAATGGATACAATGCTTTCATTTTAGTATCTAGTCCATTACTGATTAAACCAGCATCAAACGTACTTAAAGCGTTTAAAATAGTAGTGTCAGTAATTCCCGTTGCTGTTGCGAAAGCCGTTGTTCTTGATGTGTAAACCGCTCCACTTTCTTGTAAAAAAGATCTATAATATCTACTCATATTAAGAAGGCTTAGTTATCCAATATTCAACTCTTGTAGAGCTTACCCACTCCGCAAATATTACATTTAATGTAGATGTCGTATATGTAGCCGTTCCCATTTTAACCCAACCAGCGGGAAATGTCGGAGCAACCGTATGATTATGGTATATTTTCTGAACTATGCCAATTTTAGCACTCGTTAAACTATCTGTAATATTTGAACTTGAAGGACTTGCTACAGAATTATAAACTTGAGGAACTATAAAAGAAATAACGCTTCCCGTTGTTGCAGTTGTATATGGTTGATAACTTGAAAGGTCTTGATCTCCCGTATTAGTTCCGCTAGTATTTCCAATAACAGTTAAATTTGCATCGGTTACATATCTTTTATTTAAACTGTCTGCTATGTCCGCTGTTGTTATTGTTTGTAAAACCCAAACAGCAGTTGAGGTTGTGACATCTGTACATACGTATAAGTCTCCGTTATCTAATATCCATCTACTCCCAACAATAAAGCCTTTTGTGTTGTCGTCTGTAGCACTTGGAATAGTTGTAAAATTGTGAGATACCTCTCTAATAGTTGTACCACCGTCACCCATTACATAAAGCCTACCAGCTTCCCATTTCAATTCGTAACCAACTGAACATATTTGAGCTATACCCTTCGCCCCACCGTAGCCAGCGTCAATAGTTCCCTTTCTTAATGTAGATGTATTGTCAAATAATACACCAACAGCACCGGTAAATGCAATATTATCAGTAGTTGTGTTACCTTCCGTAGTTACACTTTGCAAGTCTTGAGCCACTAATCCACCAATAAACGTTTCAACTAGCGGAGGAACTTGAGCAGTTAAGTAAGTATCAACCGCTTGTGTTGTTGGGTATAAAGTGTCGTTTATTGTTGTGAAATCAGTTACTTTATTAGTTACATCTTCAGCACTTAATGACTCCAAAGTCTGATCACCAGTATTAATGCCACTTAAATTGTCTAGTTTAACCTTATCAGTTGCATTAAGTAAACCAGCTTCTTCAAAGTTAGCTTCAGGCAATGTAACATCCGCACCCGTAGAACTTTCAATCTTAAAACTATAAGGTGTTTTTGTGGATAAACTTAAGTTAGTTGTGGATGTTAACCCAGCATCAATGAACGCTCTAATTTCGGCCACCGTAGTTTCATTTGTGCCACCCTCATCTAGAATAGTATCTTTGTTTTTTTCGTGAGCTAAAACAGAAGGGAAAATATCATTCCATTCAAAACTATCAATTGTCGGTGCAACTCCAGTGCTTTCAGTTGTCGCAACCCATAAACGACCGTTATAAGTAGCGTATTCGCCAGTTACATAGCTTCTAACTGAACTAAATGTTAACGTTGAATCACTAACATAATTATTAGCTAATAAATCGTTATAAATCTTTATAATATTAGCGTCAAATTCAGCACTTGTTAGCGTGTCTTCTTTATTAATTAACGGAAGGTTATCCGTTTGTCTTAAAATTAAGTTATCTGTATTCATTTATGAACCTATATTTCGGATTTTAATCCCGTTAGTAAATTTAGTATTATTTTCGCACTTAAATAGTGGATAGCTTGACCTATTTCGTTCTAAGAATTTAATTATATTTTCTTCGCAAAATGTAGCACCTGAACGAGCCTGAGTAGATAGTCGCATAATCGTTTTTTCATCTACCTTTTCGCTATATTGATTTGTCTTAGCAACCATTCCTGTAGCTGTTGAAATTACACCACTATTGACCACATATCTAGCATAAGTTGAATAAACTAAAAATTGTTTAATTCCATCTAGATAGTATTTTTCATTTTGGTATGTATATTCGCCACCGTTAAACAATAAAGAATATTTAATTAACGAAGGCAAAGCTATAAAATCAGCTATTAAATCTAAATAAAAAGTGTCACCAAGTAATTCCCTTAAATCAAAGTTTTGAGCCTCTAAAATGTAGGGATTCAATTGTTTACTTTCATTAATATTAAGTGAAATTGACTTAACCGCTTGTATATTTGCGAGTGTTATTAATTTTGTTGTTATCATATTGTAAGCATTTGAGTTACTTGTTCATCACTTAAGCCAAAAAGAACCTTTAATGTACCTTGTTTTTGTGAAATTGTCAATAATGGGTCTGAAAGTATAGACGTTAATGCTTGCGTACCACCAACTCCCAAAGTAACCGCTAACAAAGTAGTGTCTGCTTTCAAATCAGTTGCTTCTTCATCTCCATTTGCAACTCTAATTTCATTCTTAGTATAATAACTAAGGTATTCGGGTGCAATTGACTTTGAATATTTCAATGGTAATAAAGAATAATCTTTAGAAGGGCAAATATCATAGTAAAAATTCGTGAATATTTCAGTTAATATTTCTTCAATTACTAATCTGTCATCACTAGTCACACCGTTATAATAGTCAAATGCATCTGAAATCTCTTTTGAAGTTCCTAAACTACCTTGAACACGTAATAATAAAACGGGTGGTATTAAGAACATTTTTAAGATAGCATCTCTTGAGCTATTTTCTGTGTACTCGTATAAACCGTCATAATTTTGAATCTCAATCTTTTTTAATTCTATTGGGCTTTCGTTATTTGCTTTTTCAACAACTAATAAACGACCAGCACCCTCACCACCTTGAAAGTCACGCAAATTTTGATCGAATAACTCGCTATCCTCATCACTTTCACTTTCGCCAACTATTAACAAATGTGAAGCTAAAAAGTTATCAGTTGCCGTAGAATGTTTGAATTTCTTTAGTTGTGCTTCAGTTAACATGTCCTCCAAAACTGCATCAAATGGAGCTAATGGATATTCGTTTTTAGGTGAATAATATACTTGACCTTTGTAGTTTTCCCACCCTCCAGCTTCTTCAACCTCTTTCTCTACATTTGCAGGGTTATATTGGTGAATATAAATGATGTCGGTCTTATCGAATTTCTTATGTTTAGTCATTCCCCAGTCATCGTACACCTCAATCATTCCATGCCTTGCATCACTTTCAGGAATTAAACGACAAAACTCGAAAGGTATTAAACTAACCTCTCTTTTTTGATTTAAACCATTGTAATTAACATGAATAGCAACGCCCCCATATTTACCGTAATCTTTAATCGTTTTACGTGTGAATTTATCCGCAGTTTCGCCTTTTGAATTTACTTTGTTTTTGTAGAATGTGGTATCTTTTAACCCACCACCGAACACAAATTTCTCATTTAATTTGAAACAAGTCTTCGCCGTTCCTGAATCGTTAACAATATCGTTTA